TAGTTACAGGCGCAAAAGGAGCAGTAAAAATTAAAAATCGGACTTACAAAGACAACACCTACAATGATGTCGATCGATTCTATCCAAGTGATGCAAGTTACTACACGACCAGAGAAATGCCTGCAATCGTTCAACAGTTACAACAACCACAATCAAATTATCAAGGTCAACCAGCAGCGAACAACTATCAACAACCAGCACAAAACTACACTCAACCACCCGTAACGAACCAACCGCCGCACCAAGGGTTTAATCAGCAACCACAACAAGGCTACCAACCAGGGGCATTTTAGGAGGAATCACCTATGTCAAAAGAAATTGATTTGCAGTTGTCAGAATTAGCGGAAGGCGCCATCCAAGAAAAATTGGATGGTGAACTTCAAAAAGTTTTTCAAAATATCCATGATCCGAATACACCAGCAGAAGCCAAACGAGTTGTCACGATCAAGATTGAATTTAAACCAGACGGAACACGGCAAGTAATTGCAGTAAGCAGTGACTTCACAACAAAATTGGCACCAGTGGAAGGCGTATCAACAACAGTTTTAACAGGGAAAGATCTATCGACTGGAAAAGTTGAAGCTCATGAGTTGCGATCAGCAGTTCCTGGTCAAACGTATTTGGATCCAGAAGATGGCCAACCTAAAACGGATATTGGTGAACCAATCGATGTCATTGAAAAAGAACAAGCTAAACGTCAGCAAATAATCGACCTACAAAAGAAAAGAGGATAAATAAATGGACTTGACTAAAGAAGCAATTAAATTTCTAACTGAAGTAAAAACAGAACCACATGAAAGAATCGTTGAAATGGATGATGGACGTTTATTCGCAGTAAATGCTGCTGGTAGTGTGGAAGAAATTTTTCCGAAAGCTGTGATTGCGGAATCACGCATTCGAATCAATACGCTAAGCGGAATGGTAAATTACATCAAATCTAATATCGAAAGATTTGATCATAAGTTAATTTTGCACATCGAAGATGAAACAAGCATTCAATTAATGGGTACCTTAGAAATTGACGGTAAACGTGAATTGTTAGCTACTGCAAATGCCATCGTCCCACGCTTCGATTTTGGCCAATTTTATGATGTAGAATCATTCAATATTGCTCTTCAATCAAAATTTGTTGATTTAAAATCTGAAACTGAACTTGATGATCGATCAATTTTATTACAAGTAGTTGGTAATGTTACAGAAGACAATGTCCGATCGACTGGTGATGATGGAGTAAGCCAGGCAGTATCTATCAAACAAGGGATTGCAAGCAAAGCAGAAGTGAAAGTACCTAATCCGGTCAACTTGGCACCTTATCGGACATTCCTTGAAGTAGAACAGCCAGTTAGTCAGTTCGTATTCCGGATGAAAGATGGTCCACGTGCAGCAATTTTCGAAGCAGATGGAGGCGCTTGGCGTAACCAAGCAATTGTAAATATCCGTGAATACTTGAAAGAACAGCTTTCAGAAGAAGTCGAATCTCAGCGGATCACGATTTTAGCATAGGAGAACTAATTATGGATAAATCGAAAAAAATTAATTTTAACGGTGGCTATGTGGAACTTTTTGTTCCACAGCCCCCCGCATACGAGTTTGGGAAATGGAAAATACGTGTCATAGGAAAAATTATTGCTTCTGATGAAACAACAAAAGCCGAAGGAAAGAAAATCCTAATTCAAAAAGGATTTACTACCAACGGCAATAAAGAGAATGAGTTTTATAAAATTATTGATCTTGATTTTGTTTAGCTAACTTTTCTTGCTTGACTCGTTCTTTTTCTGCGGCCACGTACGCATCAGAAAATTCGTAATCAAGTTCACCAGATATGAACATTGAGGCTGATCGAATAAAACGTTTCATTGTCTGAATATCAAGAGAACTATGTTTCCTGACAAAATGAGCTTCATCATTTCCAATCCATGCTGAAAGTTCAAGTAAATTTTGAATTCGAGGTAAATCATTATATCGATTTCGGATGGTGTTGTTCAGTGTTTCCGTTTTGATTTTTTCTTCAGATTCAGCATCTCTTTTTATTGCGAATGACTTTATAAGAAATTCTAATGATTTCCGAAATCCCAATCCAGCTATTTGATCTAATCCGACAGATTCAGCTTCGAGAGCTTGGTTATATATTGTATCAAAATCTGGAAATGTCTCCCTAATTTCTGTTGGAAGATCATTTTTTAAAAGAGGTTTGTAAGAATAAGCAATTAAACCTCCAACCTTATCAATTGAATGGTGCTCTGATCCTGTTTTTGTGAAATTGAAAGCTTGGATATGAAATCTTCTGCACTCGTTTCGAGGACACTGTAATACAACCGCTGCAGTGTTTTGAAGTTTATTGAATAATTCTTGAGCGTAACATCCACGGATAATAGGTTCTATAGGATAAGCACAATGGGGACAATATTCGTTTAGGTCGAAAACACCGTCAACAGTATTGTTTTGACTAGCAGGAAAAGAAATAGAAATCTTTTTGTTCATATATATTTACCTCCTTTTTATTTTAAATTATACCAACAAAGAAAGGAAAGTACTATGAAATTAAGACCTTACCAGCAAGAAGCACGCAGTTCTATCCAAAAAGAATGGCAGGAAGGTAAGAAACGTACGTTGCTAGTTCTGCCTACTGGCTGCGGAAAAACAATTGTATTCAGTAAGGTCATCGAAGATAGGGTAAGAATGGGCGAGCGTGTGCTCGTCCTTGCCCATCGGGGAGAATTACTGGATCAAGCTTCTGATAAATTAGAAAAGTCCACTGGACTAAAAACAGCAGTTGAAAAAGCAGAAAAAACAAGCCTTGGAAGTTTCTTCCGGGTCGTTGTGGGATCCATTCAGAGTATGCAACGTGAGAAAAGATTAAGTCAGTTTCCGCCTAATTACTTTGATACGATCATCATCGATGAAGCCCATCATTGTATTAGTGATGGTTATCAAAGAGTACTGAGCCATTTCGAGGATTCAAATGTACTAGGGGTTACAGCTACGCCGGATCGTGGCGATATGCGAAACCTCGGTACATATTTCGAATCTTTGGCTTATGAATACACATTACCAGCAGCAATCAAAGAAGGGTTTTTGTCACCAATCAAAGCGTTAACTATTCCCTTGAAATTAGATTTGACTGCAGTGAAACAACAAGCCGGTGATTTTTCTTCAAGAGATTTAGGCACCGCACTGGATCCCTATCTTTATCAAATCGCTGATGAAATGGTCAAGCACTGTGCAAATAGAAAAACAGTGGTATTTCTACCATTAGTGAAAACGAGTAAGAAGTTTCGTGACATATTAAATGAACGTGGATTTAAGGCAGCTGAAGTAAACGGTGATTCAAAAGATCGTGTAGAAGTTTTGGAAGACTTTGAAAATGACAAATACAATGTCCTTTGTAACTCGATGCTGCTAACAGAAGGTTGGGATTGTCCATCGGTCGATTGTATTGTGGTCTTACGTCCGACAAAGGTAAGAAGCCTATACAGTCAAATGGTAGGCCGCGGTACGCGATTACACGATGGCAAAGAAGAACTACTGCTATTAGATTTCTTATGGCACACGGAAAGGCATGAGTTATGCCACCCGGCACATTTGATTTCTACTTCCGATGATGTGGCCAATAAAATGACCGAAAATATCGAAGAAGCTGGCGAAGACGGGATTGCATTAGATTTAGAAGCTGCTGAAGTGCAAGCTGAAAAAGATGTCATTGCAGAACGCGAAGAAGCTTTAGCCAAACAATTAGCAGAAATGCGCCGAAGAAAGCAAAAACTTGTAGATCCGTTGCAATTTGAAATGTCTATTCAAGCCGAAGATCTTACAAGCTATGTTCCATCTTTTGGTTGGGAAATGGGACCACCATCATCACAACAAGTCACAGCTTTGGAAAAACTAGGTATCTTGCCTGATCAAATCGATAATGCTGGTAAAGCAAGTTTGATCTTGGAGAGATTAAATAAACGGAAAGAAGCCGGACTTGCTACACCGAAGCAAATCAGGCAACTAGAACAGCGCGGCTTTAAGAGTGTGGGAACTTGGTCATTTGACAGTGCTAAGAGAATGATTGGTCGGATTGCTTCGAATGGATGGAGAACACCAGCTGCAGTTGATCCTGGAACCTACATTCCAGAAGAAATTCAAGGAGTGATCTGATGGACATCATAGAGATATTTTGGACCAACGTTGACCGACAAAGAAAAAATAGATCTGTATTTTTAAGGCAATCTCACGAAAACGTTCGAAAGAAGAGAGCGGGCATTAACCTTCGGACGGTCGAAGAAATAGCTAAGTGTCTGGAAATTGATGATTATTCGGTACTTTTTAAAAAGGTAGATTGAGTTGGTAATCGGAAGAGATAACGGAATGAGGTGAGAAGGGTAATGGGTGAATTTAAATCTAAGATGGGTTATAAAGAGGATCAATTTTTTCCTGGAGTTATCGGAGTTGTTGATGTCAGTAAAAGGTATATTCAACGCTTTAAATATTTTTTACAGCATATAGATGCAAAAAACAACGATAGATACTACATTCAGGAATATTCTTTTTGGATTTTTTCTCAGTGGAAAGAATTTAATAAAATCAATGGTTTGCCAGATCATTACCACATAACCGATGACATTCAAGGTGATTTTGACAACTTTTTGAGCGGGAAATATAAGTGTGATAGTGAACAGTTAGTCTTGTTTTAACAAATAAAGCAAGTGTTTACAATCGACAGAAATACACAACTAGGAGGAATTAATGATGAATGCAGAAGAAAGAGTTTGGGAAAGAAAAGAAGAAACATTAACTAGGTATAGGAGTTTTAAAAAAGGCTTGGCAGTTGATACTGGTTACGATGCTAAGAAACTTGCTAAAGTCTGTGAAGAAGAAGGCACTACCTTAGAAAAATTCAGTGAGTATGCTCAAAAGAGGGTTGGAACGTACAACCAATGATTCCACTATCCACCAAAATAGTCAACTAGCGAAATGTAATAAGTATTAGTTATGATTTTCAGATTTCTTTAGTTTCATTGCTCGTATTAGATGGACGCAAAAGCTGGCAAAAAATAAAAGTCCTGCAATTTTTGGAATGGCACCAAATGAAGTTAAAAATAAAAAAGCTGCTATAAGGTTTACACAAGCGGCTAACAGATAAAGGTAGAAACTAGTTTTTCTGTTCAATGTACTCACTCCTTTTGAACAGAATATCATATTT